AAGATAAGGTCGACAACGACCCCAAGAACCTTCTGAACCGTCTGCAGAGCACTGACGATCCCGTCAAAGATAGGCAACGCCTCGGGCAGGTGCTTAGCTATCAGCTCCCGAATCTTCCCCAGCATACCCATGAGAAGGCTGCCCACCATCTCGCCCAAGGCACCAACCGCCTTGCGGAGCGCAGCCAGCAACATGGGGACACCCTTGATGATTAGGTCCGGGACCGTGGTAACAAACCAGTTCCAGATCTTCGGCCCCCATTCCGCGAGCTTATCAACAATCCAGGCCCCAAGACCCGCTAACCACTTCTTAGCCTTCTCTACAAACGCCTCGGTCTTCGCAGGCGCCAGCATAAAGCCAGCAGTCAACGCCGCCAGCGCCGCCACCAACGCAATAATCGCGCCCTTCACCGAGAAGATGGTGCTAATCACCGTGCTCAGCGCGCCCCCCACCGCCTTGGCGATGACCACCACGGTGCCCCAGTTGGCTACGAGGGAGACAGCCGCCGAGACTAACCCCCCGATCGCACTGATGACCCCCCCGATAATCTTCCCGATAGGAAGAAAGGCCGACAGGGCAAAAGCACCAATAATGCCACTAGACGCCCCCTTGAACGTCCCGGCAGCCTTCTCCTTAAAGGACTTGCTCGGGTCCGCCCATAGGTCCGTCATCCCCTTCCACCACTCGGCAAAATAGTTCTTGGCTGCCTCCTTAGCCATCCCCAGGCCCGCCTTGATAGCGTTGCCAATCGCGCCGCCGATCTTCTTAGCCGCTGACGCCCCCTCAGCAGACGACGGGTCAAAGCCCTTGGTCAGCCCCGCAAAGACGCCCTTAGCTAGGTCAACAAGCGCCGGCAAGAGCTTGGTGGTAACGAGCCCACGGAGCTTCTTAACAGCCGCTACGATGGCTCCACCGAGCGCCGCAGCAACCCGCGACGTAGCCTTAAGCCCCTCCGGGCCCTTCGGATCAAACTGGCCTGTGAGGCCCAACCAAAAAGCCTCGGCGACCCTAACGAAGCCGGCTCCCAGCTTCAGAACAGACTTCTTGAGGGACTTGAGCACGCTCCCCCACGTCTTGCTCCACTTGACGCCCTTGAAAGCCTCCTCCATCTCGCCGGCGAATCCCTCAATACTCTTTGCCGCCTTGTCTATCTCGCCGGGGAGCTTCTTTGCGAACTTCTCTACATCCTCACCTATCGCGTTGAAGGCGTCCCCCCACGTCTTACCCTTACCCAGACTCTTCTTGACCTTGTACAGATAGCTGAGGAAAACCGTCAGCGCGACAGCCGCGGCACCTATCACCGCTCCTAGAGGTCCGAAGGCTACCGCCAGCACCCCGATGCCTGCACCTACCGGAGCCAGCGTCTTCAGCAGCATGCCGAGGATGTGCACGAAGGGCTGCAGGAACTCAGGCAGCAGCCCCTTGGCGCCAAGCGCATGCATGTCCGCAAACATACCCAGGAGCACCTTGGTGGGCCCCTGAGCACCCTTCATCGCCTTCTGCATCTGCCCCATGGTCTTGGTGGTGTTCTTGACGAAGGCTTGGCGCCCCTTCCCCATCGCGCGGAACGCTGTCTCAAACTGTTGCTCCGCCATCTCGAACGCCTCTTGCAGCGTCCGCCCCGCGCTAAAACCCTCCTTCTGCAGCTGCCCGAGAGATGCAGTCGAGTTCATCGTCGACGCCATCATCTTCATCGTGCCTTCATCTGCCTCCTGTAAGAAGCGGATGAAGGCGCTGGAGTCAAAACCCTCAACGCCTTCCAGACGCCCACGGATGAACTCCAAAGCCTGCCCTACATCCCCTCCGCTCTCCTTAGTAGCCTTGAGCAGCTGATAGAGGCCCTGCACCATCCCTGCTGGCCCGTGCTGCATGAGATCAAAGGTGTCGCCCATGTTAATACCCATATGGGCGAACCTCTGCATAAGCTCGGGGATGTCCTCAGCAGCAGCCACGCGCAGATTCTGGAATTGCTTCTGGGCCGAAACCATCGACTTGGCCAAGCCCATTGCAACCTCTGGAGCCTCCTCCATCCTCCCCGTAGCCTTCGCCATCGCGGCGCCTAATGCTGCCGTCTGCTTTGCGAACGACGCCAACTGCTTCGGCTGCAGGTTCATCCCCATCAGCGCCGCCTTATCCGAGAGAGTCGTGATCATCTCGGGCAGCTTACCCAAGGACTCCCCCACATTACCCGATACACGCCCCATCTCAATAAAGGTGGCGGTCACCCCCTTTATGTCCTCCCCCGACATATGAAGCTTGTGCATCTGCTCCATCATGTGGGCGTATTGCTTAGCACTCAGCCCTGTAACATCCGCAAGCGCTGCTAGGTCCTTCGCTGACTTGATATTTGTGTGCCGAAGCATCTCCGCGCTCTTGCGCCAGCCGACGATCGCCTCGGTAGCCTCCCCGGCCCCGATATTCAAAGCGATCGCCATCCCCCCAGCCTGCTTGGTTACCGCGCGCAGCTCCTTTCCCGTGAGCCCTAGATTGACCGCCGTCTTCTTTGACTCCTTGGCCATCGCGACGCCCTGAGCCTCAAGACTGTTGGTCAGGTTGAGCGCATCGCCCTGCAGCGCCTGCAGCGATGATCGAAACTTGTCGAGGGTCCGAGAGGACAGGCCGCTGATAAACTCCCTTAGCTTGTTAACGTTGAGCGACTCCCCCATCTTGCGGATAGAGTCTCGGACAAAACCAAAGCCCCCCTGGATAGTGGTCAGCGTCTTCTCGATCTTCTCTCCGATCTGCTTAAAACGCTCAGCATACTGGGAAAGCTTATCCGTCGACTCGTTCTGCTTCTCCGCGACATCCTCCGCCGCCTTCCCGACATCATCCAAAGCCTTCGTGGCAGGCTCGACCGACTTAACATACTTATCCCACAAGCTAGTCAGCCGCGAGGTAACAGGCTGTGCCGCCTCAAGGATCCCGCGAAAGCTCTCCCCCACCCCAGCTATGCGCCCTTTAACCGACTCGACCGCCGGCCCCAACGTCGCATCCCAGGCCATCGACACAGCCTTCATGCCGCTCTCGAACGTGTCCTCCAACGGCTTGAAGTGCTCACGCAGGCTATCCACACTAGCCGCAGCGTTCTCGTATTGGGCAGCAAACGAGCGGCTCCAGCGATCAACCGTGGCAGCCGTTCGGTCCATCTCCCCAATCACACCATCCAACGCTTTATTGACACCAGCTGCAGCAGGCTGAGCAACCTTGTTGACCTCACCGATGCCCCGGACGATGCCCGTGAAGCCAGAGGTGACCGACTTCTGCATCTTCTCTAGCCCCATATCCTTGGCGCCGAAGGAAAATCCAAGCCCGAGGAAATTCAAACCCATGACGCCCTCAAAGTTTCTGTGCTAGAGTTAGCTTTATGCGGAAGTACCGTAGCACCCCCAAGCTTACAGAAAAACAAGTAGAAGAGATACGAAGAAGGGCCGCTGAAGGAGAGAAGGGTAAGGACCTTGCGGAGAAGTTTAGTATATCTCGTGGAGCCGTGTCCCTGATACTCCGAGGTCTCACCTGGCCAGACGTCCCTGGCCCGCTCAAGCGCGTCCGACCACGTACCCAAACCGACACGAAACGCGAACGTGTCGAGCTCTGGCGCCCTGTCCCTGGGTACGAAAACCTCTACAGTGCCTCGAACCTCGGCAACATCCGCATCGAGGTCACACGCCACAACATCCGCGCGGGTACACACCTCCGACAGACCCGCGACCGCGACGGCTACCTGACTGTCACCCTCACTGACACGAAGAGCCCCAGGGCATGTCGCGTGTCGCTGCTGGTCCTCGCGGCCTTTGTCGGACCCCGCCCCGCGGGCCTGGAGACCAACCACAAGGACGGTGATCGTCAGAACAACGCGTTGAGCAACCTGGAATACGTAACCAAGGCTGAGAACATCAAACACGCTGTCGAGGTGCTCGGTAGTGACCGCAAGGGGATCAACAACCCTTCGGCGAAGCTTGGCGAGCCGGAGGTCTTGGAGCTGCGCCGCCGCGCGGCCACCGGCGAACCCTACACCACCCTTGGAAAAGCCTTCGGCATCACAAGCGTGATGGCCCGGAAGATAGCCACCGGCGAGTGCTGGGAGCACGTGGGAGGCCCCCGGACAACCAAGCGCAAGCTGGGGCGGCCGCCCCAGAGGCACCCCTAAGCATCCCAGGTTGTTTAAGGGCATTTTTCGCTCACCTCTTGTCTTATCACGAACCGTGTGGCCACGACAACGTAGCTGCGACCACGTGGTCGCGGCTGCTAGCGGCGCCGAGCGCGCATCTTAGCCGCCTCGGCCTCTTGCCGCCTTCGCCGTTTGTCCTCTAAGTCTAGCTTCTTACGAACAAGCCTCCTGCGTCTAGTAGTTGGGATGCTCATGTAGTCCTGATAGGACCCATGCCACACCTCCATCAGGTAGAAGATCTCTTCTTCGAGGCCCTCAGCACCGAGGACGGGAAGAAAAAACCCGCCTGGCTAACGTCCAGCTCCTCCTCAAACTCTAACCCACACTCGGGGCAGACCATCTCCAGAGAGGTATCCACACCCCCCTCAATATCCTCAAAGGCATCCCGCAGGGCGTTGCGGTCGCGAAGCCCGAGAGCCTGGACCATAGGCAACGTCGGCGGAGCCTCGTTGAGCATCTCCAGGCGCTGCAGAATGCCGAGCGACATAGCCTGCTTGGTGTTAGCGGCCTCCGCCAGGACCTCCTCGTCACGCCCTAGCAACGGGCGGTACCGCGCCACCTTGCCCGATGGGAGAGTAATGTCGTAGATGCGCTTCTTGGGGTTTGGCATAGGCTTCACCTCAAGATCGGCTAGGTCCAACGTGAACAGCCCGCTGTACTTGCACTCCTCAGACGGACACTTCCCCCGGAAGGGGTAGGCATCTCCCAAGGATGTGCGACGAATCGCAAACATCAGGAAGATGCGGTCACCCACCGTCAGCTCGCCGGCAATGCCCGAGAGAGTCTTATTGTCCGTTATCGTGCCCAGCCGCGTCGTGCATGCTGAGATGAGCTTCCCTACCTTCTTGTGGCCCGGTACTGCCTTGGAGGCGAGCATGTCCTCCTCGTGCCCCGTAATCTCCCTTACATCCACATCAACGTGGAGTACCCCCTCGGGGTCCAGATACCCGCAGGGCAACGTAAACATCCCAACGGAGCTTTTAGGCTCCTCCTGCTGTGCCTGCTGGACCGCCTCCAGCACCTGGTCTCGTCCTTGATCTACCATCGTCCCTTCCTATCTAGTGCGCCCCAGCGCGATCTTTCAGTAAGCTGTCAGCCTCCTCCTCGTACAGCCGGATAAGGGCCTTGAGGGAGTCTGTAACCGTAAGTCCTCGGGAGTTTACAAGCACCTTGAAGGTGGCATACGCCTGCCGGTCCACCCACACGTTGACCTTCACATCCGCACCCACGTCCTGCCAGCTGACAAGGTCATCAAAGCGCTCGGTGTCCCGCACGTACATCGACATGAGATAGCGCACCAGCGCCCCAGCGCTCCTGAAGCCGTTCAAGGCTTTGATCTTGTCGTACATCCGCCGGCTAACCCAGAAGTTCACCGGGCGCCGGGCCTCGCCGTTCGAGGTTGCCCGAGAGACCGCATCCCTCGCCATCTCGCACGCTCGGCACAGCACGCGGCCGTTGTCGATTGTGAGCTGGCCTCCGGCCTCCACCGGCACCAGCATTATCACCCGCAGCTTATGCTTTCCGCCGCAGTTAGAGCAGCAGTCCCGAGTATTCACGAGCACCTGCTTCTCCCACTCGGCCCGCAGCTGTCCGGGGGTCATCTTCGCCGGGTCGAGCCCCTTCAGAAACTCGATGTGCTCCTCCACCCCTACCTGAACCTTCGGCTCCTCATCCTTAGACATTACCCTCTCCTTTGATCAAAAAGGCGGCGAAGCTCGGGTGGCTGCTCCTCAGCGGGCACGTCCCGCACCTTGCGAATATCCGTCCCCCGCAACCGCACCCACTCCCACGCAACCTCAGCCGAGCACGCATCCAGATCCAACGGCAGACTAAACACCTCATCAAACGCCGCGGTCACGCACCGCGCGCGGCCTGCGGGGGTGTACATCCACACGTCCACCACGGTGGCCTCGATCAGATACGACGCCAACGTCCGCACGTCCGCCTTGTGCGCGGCCCCAATCCAGATATCCCCGTCGAAGATGTCACTGAACACCACCGACGCGCTAAACCACTCATCCACCGACTCGTCATAGCCGAGAGCGCAGAGCGCGAAGCGGTGGCTAAGATACACGTCGGTCACACGTGACCTTGCCATACCCTTGGTCCTTTCCTGTAGTGTGTACCTGGAGGTTACCTCACCTTTGAGGTAGGGCCAAGCGCGAAAGCTACCTCAGCATCGAGGTAAGCTACCTGCGCCGTCGGCGCAGCCGCTGGAGCTGCTCCTCTACACGCCGAAGCAGCTCCTCATCCTCCTCGTCTCCATCGGCATCGGGGTAGGAGGGAAAGGTACGACGGAGGGGCGTCCCCAACGGGACCGTATAACCTCCAGCGCTACCCGACGTGGTCTGCTCATCACTCCGCTTTCCGCGGCCCAGAAGGGACAGTAAGGCGGCTTTTGCAATAGCCATAGGCTCAGGGTACCCCAGAGCAGTAAGGACGTCTAGGAGGCGCCTAGGCGCCGAGACGACGCCTACCCACCAAGGGTGATCTCCTCAAACATATCAACCGCGAGCTCTAGCTCCGCGACATGGACAGCGGATGAGTCGCCAGCCATGTCGGTACCTGCCTTGTACCGGACGGGTATAGCCCCCTGCAGCACATAGGCCCGCGCAGGGACGCGAATAGCAAACTGAAAAGGGCCGACGTTGGTAGTAAGGGCTGTTGCGGCCGCCAGGCCCACCGAGGCAGCTACCCCTGCTGCCAGCTGGATGGGGTTGACCCCTCCAACACCCGCGGCCATCACCGCCAGCCCGGCCACCCCGCCCAGCTCCGTCACCGCTACCAGGGGGTTGTCACTTATCCCCGAGCTAGCAAAGAACTGGATGAGCATCAGCGTGCGCCGAGGCGTAGGACCGGCATCCCCAAGCCCAATGGGCGCAAACGACGTGCTCGTCATATCCCCCGAGATTGAGGCTATGATCCAGCGCCAAAAGTCGTTGTCGTAGAAGAACACCCCGCGGCTAAGAGTGATGTTGCCGATGCTCCCCCGCCTCACCACCTTACGCGTAAAGTACCAGTTGCCCTCGTTTACGTCCTGGGTCTCCAGCGATATCTCGGGCGCCGTTATCGCCGAGAAACCAAACAGAGGCGTAAGTATGGGCATACCCATCGTGTCGCTCGGCCCGACATCCATAAGCCAGAAGCAGTGGCTCTGTAAAGGATCACCGAATTTAGTCCTAGGCATGTCTCTCCCTCAGCTCCACGAAACGCCAATACTTCCGACCTCCCCGGATGCTACTAGGAACACCACCCCATAGCCACCTACCCAAGCCCACCGCTTGTGACCCATACACCCCAACCACGTATACCGGAGGCCCTCCTGGGCGCCGCACGGCCTCTTGTAGATTCCCACGCGTCCCTGTCACCTCCCGAACCACTCGCAAAAGCTCCTCCATGAACAGCCTACTGGCCGATGTCGCACGAAGCGTCACCCTCCTCTGGCCATTTGCGGTGCTCTCACTCACACACCCATCCGCCTCCCAGAAACCCCGCACGAAGTGAGACCTCAGCCCAGAGGGGAGGCTTCCGGGCCACCGCATGTCGTGAGTCTTAGCAGGCCCCAACCCAAAAACCTCCAAAGACTGCGCGAAGCGCACATTGTGAAAACGCACGGCATGGCAGCCCCCCGTTAAACACCTAATGCGGTGGTCCGCACCAAGGACGGCACAGACCTTCTCACACACATCCAGGTCTCCCGCCAGCTCCACCCCGTAGACCCGCCCCTTACGTCGACACACACAACCGTCGCCGTAAAGAAGACCGAGAACCCAGGCCCCGGCTGGTGTAAGAGCCCCTCGGAAGTAGCCCTCGTTCATGTGGTAGCGCCGTCGCCGGTCCCCGTCCCGAGAGGCATTGCGAGCCCCCGTGCGATACGCACGCCGAAGCCCCGCACTCTTCGAAAGCTTTATCCCCGCTGCACGGGCCCACGACCGCACAGCCCCAGCCGACGCCCCCACGGAGGCCGCCACCTCCACGGGAAAGCCTCCCTCCTGCAGCAACCGCACCGCCTGCTCCCTAACCTCGACAGGATAGCCCATAGCCAACTGTAACGTGGCCACTACCCTGTATCAACATCTAAGGGCCAACATGAGCTTGTAACGGGTCCCCAAACTTCGTCCTGGGCATAGCTCCTCGACGTTCAAACGCGTAAGAGGCCACCAGCGCGAGGCGCAGGTAGCCTCACGACCGGACACACATTGACCCCGCTAACGCTGCGACTACGCCGCAGCGTTACCCCGCACCGTCATACGCTCGACGGTTATGGTCATCTCAGCAACTGCGATGTCGCTGGAGGTTGCATCCAGGTCAGAGGAGGGCTTGCAGGAGGACGGAAAGCAATTCCACAGCTGGTATTGCTTCGCCCCTACCAAGGAGTCCACGTCAACCACCGTCGTCCCCACAGACGGTAGGTAATCACTGCGGTGGTAGTGGTTGATAGTCACATCCCCGCGGTAATTAGCCCCCACCGCCGCCTCGGAGCCCTCAACGCATGAGAGGGCCCAATCCCACATAGCCGTATCCAGCCGAACCACGCCCCGGCTGAGAGTGCAATCACCCACCGTGGGGTTGCCGGGGAACTTCATCGGGTAGATGTACGTGCCCTCCTTATACTCGACGGCCTCGATCGAGATATCCGGAATAGAGCAGGCTGTGAAGCCCGCCTGCGGACGTGCCTGGGTCCCTGCAGGCTCCTCGGGACCGCTCCGCGTGCCGGGGACAAGTGGGTCCACCTGCTCTGAGTTGGCCACGGTCACGTGGAACCGCATATTGTGTAGGAAGTCTGATGATGCTGGTCGCATGTGTTCTCTCCTATTTCCCGAGTCTACCTCAGAGGTAGAGTAAGCGGTAGTCTAACCGGCCTCTGCGACCCGCACCAGATCTAAGACCCTACAGCTCGGGACGGATGGTAAGCACAAGCTCACCCCCCACTCCGTCGTCGGAGCGGCGCACGAAAAGGCCCTTCGTAGGCCCCGGTGTAGCAATTGCTGTAGCTATCTCCACATTAGGTGAGCGCCCGATAGCGGCCGCTGTGGTCGAAGCTAGTAGAGTACCAGCACCGCCTGGCTCATCCCTTACCTCGACCGATGCTGCTCCCACGGCCACCGCAATGTACGCCACCATGTCCAGAACCCGCATCTTAAACGGAAGGGCCCCCACCGGGTAAACCTCCACATCGTCAGGAGCACCCCCACCACCCGCAGCAAAAGCCTTGTAGATCACCGCAAGACCCGCCACAGGCACCGCCGGGTCCACCGGCGCAAGGTCTCCTGCCTCCACCGAGGCAGGAGGTGCCTGCAGGCCCGACCCCACCTCATCAGCATCATAGGCGACCGAGAGCGTCACCTTGCCCGCAGCCATTGCGGCCTGAAGCGACCGCATCGCAGACAGCTCGGAGGCCGCTCGCTCGATCTCCTTCGATTCACCAACCGCAATAGAGGTGTACAGGTCCCGAAGATACACGTCCTCCGTGGACACGTTCGTGATGTTCAACGTCGCCATGTTTGTCCCGTCGTCCTTTCTACAACCCTCGTCCTATCATAAACCCTACCTCACTGTCGAGGTAGAGTACACCCACTAGGACAGAGTATGCGAATGCGCTGTCTGCGTAGGCGTCATTGAATAGCGGTAAAAGAAGTCGTAGACATGCGCACCGTTAGGAGCCGTCGTGGGATTGATACTCTTAGCAGTAGTATCTACACCTGCGACTGTCTCATCCGCCGCATCTACCACGGTCTTTGCAACAGCAAATGATGCGGCGGCTAAGGGCACGGGCATACCTAACGCAGAGCCTACTCCCACACTAACCAGGTCGGCCCCAGTTGCACCAGCCAACCCAACAATGGTCGCCGATGTGATCGTCGCATAGGCATAGGTGGTATCCTTGGTAGCCGTTCCCCCAGTAAGGTCCACCGACTCATTGATGGCATCCCCACCAGCCCCCACTCCAACGATATCCAAAGTCCCTGCGGTTACGGAGGCATCTGCGTCAACGATGTCCACCTGCAGCTTTCGAGGGTAGTCCGGCTGTCCCGCAAGTACCTGAGCCCCATCGGCCATTGCTACCTGCGCTACAATGCTCACCAGCTCAGCTGCTATAGGCGCATCAATGTGAGCCGGACTAGCCATCAACAACGGTTGGTTGACTGCCGTCTGGTTATCCACTGCGAGCGCATCAGAACCACCAGCCGCATGCGTCGACTTGTGCAATCCGGGTGCAGGACCCTCAACAGTAAGGGTACCTACTGCATACTCGGGATCGCTAGTCCACTCATACACAAGCGTACCTGCACGCTGGGCCTCCAACGCCGTGTAATCAGGCCCTGTGAGCCCTCTAAGCTCCGACGTCACGTCAACCCGAGTTGGCGGGGTAGTGCTCGCAGGAATTGTCCGAGCAGGATTACCAGCAGCAAGAACCACCGGCGCACCCGTTAAATTGTAAACATAAAGTGCCATATCGCCCCTTTGTTAGCTCTAGGTTAGAGTTAGACCCCAGCCTAAGTGATGACGCCTGCCGCGTCCCGCCAATTCGTGCCGTCAGTCCAGTTGAGGGCCTGGTCGTCAGTGTTCCAGATGGCCGAGTAGATCGGGAAGGCTGATGCAGCAGGGCGCCCTACGTTGCTATAGGCACCCACCACGTGCCCACCACCAAAGCCGCCATCGTCGCCCGTCTCCGTGGCAAAGGTCAAAGTGATGTCCCCTGCAATGATCTTCTTGTTTAGCTCCAGGTCTCCCCGAAGATCCTCTAACGTCCGCGAAGCCGTCACAGACTCCCCAGCATCCAGCTGCTTGTACAGCTGGCTGATGAAGGTCTGCGTGCTACCTGCGTTGGTGAAGGTTACTAGCATGTGTCACTCCAGCTTGTGTGTGATCGCACCCACACACGCGGGCGCGTAGTCCGGCACTAATCTACCTCATCTCCAGCCTAGCACACCAGCTTTTGATCCCCCAAGCCTCCTGTAACCGCCCGAAAGACCCTACTCAACGCGTATCAGGCTGCTGAAGCTCGACGTATGGTGTGGCTTGGCAATAATGGTATCCAGCCGCTCCGGCCACTGCTGGTTAATCCGGCCGTTCGCCTTCAGGTGCTTGGCTATCTTGGCCGCCTCCTCGGGCGAGAAAGGCTCATAGCGCGTGATATCCGCGTACTTCCGGTTGATGCGCTTGACACTCACGGAGCGATCACCCACCAGCTTGCGGATATCCTTCCGGAGCTGCGCCACGTCTGCCTTCGTCGCCCAGCTCAGCGCCTCACCCAGCTCCCGCCGAATATCCTCAAGCAGCCTGTTTAGCTCTCTGTTCATCGCTTCCTCACGCAGCCTTCAACGACGCCACCAGTCATCTCACCTAACAATACTAAATCCTGCAGCGCGCGATCGCGAACGCCGCGCAACAGGCGTGAACGGTTTCACATAGTCTCCTCCCCCCCGCGCAGCCCGCGCCCCCTCAAACTCTAGACTCTTCCCACCAAACCACTCCGCAACCGTCCGCGGATAACGCTTGATAAGGCTACGTATGCGCGCCACTGGTAGGGGACAGCGAGACGCTATCCGCTTGTACTCCATCGAGGACGGCGCCTGACCACCATAAGCGACACGGATGAGGCGCTTAACCTCGTCCTCAATCTCCTGAAGGTCCTCAACGTCCGCAATTAGAACCTTCTCCGCTTCGCTAAGCTCCGCCAGCACCTGCTCCAAGAGATGGTTGATCGCTCTGTTCATCTTCCTACCTCACGCAGCCTTTAACGACGCCAGCTTATCACGGAACGCCGTCACTCGCTCCGCCTGGCGATGATCAGCATACCACGGCTCTACGAGCCCCATACCCACCATCTCGCCCGGCCCTAGCACCTCCAGCGGCAGCTCGGGGTACTGCATCGCCAGCAGCTCCAGCCGCTCCTTCGTCGGATCGTCCAGCCACCCGTGCACCTCAACGAGCTCTAGGAGCTCCCCCTCGGGGCCCAGCACGAAGAAGTCAGGCGTGTACTTGCGCCGGCGCCCGAGAGGGTAGCTGTGCTGCTCATATTCCCAATCCTTCCCCTCCTCATCGAGCTTCTTGGCGTACGCCACCTCCCAGCTGCTCTTAAACAGCCACCGGCGCCCCTTGCGGTCCACATGCGGGGTCACCCGGTACTTGCTCCAGCCCGTGCGTATGCGCGCGCCCGCGCGCTTGAGGGCATCACCTATACAAGCTGTCGACACACCGTAGAGCTTAGCGAGCGCCCGATAGTCCTCACCTCCCTCGTACAGCTTCACGGCCTCAACTACCTGCGCCTCACTAAGCTTCAACCGCTTAGACTTACGCTTCAACCCAAGCTCCTTGACAGCCGCGGAGATGTCCCTCGTCGACACCCTCAACAGCTTGGCCATGGCCCGAGAGGTTAGGTCCTGCTCATACAGCTCGGCCACCTTTGCCTGGAGCTGCGCCTTAGTCAACCCACTGCGATTGCCCTTACCCCTAACCTTCTTACCTGCGCGACGCACAAGCCCAAGAATCGTGTCGTTATCCACCCCCAGGGAAGACGCGATCTCGTAGGAGCCCTCACCCTTCACATAACGCGCGACAGCTTCGCGCTCTTGCGTGGCCGACAGCCCCGTAGCCTTTCCAGGCTTGCGCACAACAACCCCCTCCCGCCGCAGGAGACTGTTCACCGCGGTCTTGGACACCCCATAGGCGTGCCCTATCTCCTCAGTACTGTCCCCTCCTCGGTACAGCTCCACAATCTCACACCGCTGCTGCTCCGTAAGCGCCAGCTGACGTCCAACCCGCAGAGTGACCCCAGAAACGCGAAGGAGCTTGGCGATGGTGGGGTAGCTGACCCCATATAGCTCGCCAAGCTCCTTGCCTGTCTTACCGCCCTCATACAGGCGGACAATGTCCGCCTGCTGCTCCGCCGTCCATTCCTTTTTGCTCATACTTGCAAGGTAGCAGGCTAACCACCACCTTGCAAGGTTTTGATACCATCAGGCCGCGAGGGTTGCTTGCTGGAAGCGGAATCGGACGAATTCTGCTGGTCTGTTTGGCGCGGCGCCGACATCGATGATGACCTGACCCGCCTCGATGGTGGAGGTGGTGTTGTTGGTATCATCTACGATGACGAAGTAGGCTTCTGACGGGCTATTGCCGTAGAAGAGGCCACCGGTGTAGAGGCCATTCATAAAGCCGTCGATCTGCGCCTTGATACGAGACCACAGGCCGGCGCCGTTGTTCTCGAAGACGATCCACGCCGTCGCGTTGTAGATGCTCTTCTCCATGAACATGAACAGGCGTCGCGCGTGGACGTAGCGCCACTCAGACTCCTGCGCGATGGTCCGACAGCCCCAAACGGCGAGGCCGGTCTGAGTCGAGCTGATGAGCGGGTTGATCTTGTTTGGATAGACGTAATCGCGCTCGCCCTGGGTTGAGATGTACTCCAGGCCGGTCAGCCAGTTAAGTGCCCCGTCGACGGTACCGGCTGGAGCCTTACCGACGCTCTTGCTAGAGTCGGTGCGGGCGTAGATACCTGCCACGTGACCCAGAGGCGGCATCGTGAGCGTGCGGCCATCAGCGAGGGGGTCGGCGATCTTAATCCACGGCCAGTACAGCGCGGCCCACTTCGAAAAGCGGCCGAGGTCGTACCTGAACCAGTCGACGGCCTCCTGCGGGTCAGAGCCTACGGGCACCGTGATAATGATGAAGCGGTCGCCCCCGGAGGGGAGGTAGGAGCGAGACGCGGCATAGTCCAGCAGGTCACCGGTCACGGTCACATCACCGGCAAAGTCGGGGATGATAACCTGGAGCAGCTCATCGACCTCGTCGAGAGCGTAGAGCCCCTGCTTGGTCGATTGCAGCAGCGGATTGGTGAACTGCGACCGCGAATAGGTGCTCGTGGTGAAGGTCCCGTCGCTTCCGGCGAGATAGTGGACCACGGGTGTGGCCGCCATGTCGGTGAAGCGCTTGTTGGCGTCCCCAAACAGCTCCTCGCGCTCCGTCTCCTCGGGCTCGGCGTAGTAGGTAATCTTGATCAAGGACCCACCAGCTAAGTTGGCAGATGTCTTGAAGTTAGCATAGCCTGTGGAGTAACTGATGGTATTGGGGTCGAGGTCCTCACCGCCAGCGGTCACAATGGTGGCATAGGCCGGGTCCACATCACCCGTCAGGTTGCCCGAGCCGTCATCTGTGATCTCCAAAGCTGCCTGGTCCGCTCCACCCGACATCCCCGAGGTCGCCCACAGGACTATAGTCGCGATGACCGAGGTAATGGTTTGGTTGCCCGCCGACGTCTCCTGGTCATGATAGAGGTCAACCTGTCCTGCCGTCAAAGCACCAGCGTAGATAAGCAACGTCGCGCCCACACCATTGATGCCTGCTGCTATCGAGTCGCGAACATCGTCCGCTGTAGTGTCCGCGGAGATATCGATCTCCACGTTTCCTGGAGACGGGGTGTGCGTACCCGTGACATCGAACTCAAAGGTGGTCGGAGAGTTGATCCCATCGTTCAGATTAAAGGTGTCGCCATCCGCAAAGTTGGTCTGAACGTCCGTGGTGATCGTCCCGGTAGCTACTGCGCCTGCCGCAGTAGCAGTGATAGTGACAGCGCGCGCACCGAGATCATACAAGGCAACATAGGTAGGCCGAAGCAGCGTCCCGCCAAAGGTGCCGTTGTCCGTGGTCGTCTCATCGTCGCCGCCGCCGAAGTTGTACTCGACCTGGAGGCCGTCAAGGGAGCCGGGATAGACGTCGTTGCCAGGAGTGTTGACTGAGATCAGGTCCGAGAGCTCATTGACCACATCGGGGAAGTACTCGGTGGAGGTACTGTCGGTGAAGTCCAGAGCCTCGTAGGACTCGGTAACCTCATAGGCCCCAACAGCGTCGTTGTACTGCAGGACCGAGAAGTCGTGCCGGCTGTAGGACTGCGTCGAGACGGTGTAGTAGTCGGCGTTGCCACTAACCTGCACCTTCATCTCGTTGGCCCAGGCCCCGTTGGAGATGGGGTCTAGGTTCCACGCCTGATAGTAATAGGTTGCCAAGATGGGCGCCCCATCGTGCGGGGTAGATGCTGCAGTCGTGGTGAAGGAGTAATCCCCATCATTGTAGTCGATGGTCCCCGCGCTCGCGATTGAGCCGATGACCACATCGTTGAGAGCCCCAGCGCCATCGTCGCTGATCTGCCACGTGGTCGTGGTGGGCGTAAAGTCCCCCGTGAGATTGGTACCATCACCAGCAAGAACAATCCGCTCCGAGCCCGCAAAGAGAACCGAGCCGAAGCCTGTGGCAAAGTCAAACACGCAGACAGACCCAGCTGTGCTGGTCACCGTGCCCACAGTGCCCGAGGTAGGAGCAGGCACCGTCAGAGTGGACGGTGTAGACCCATCCGGATCAAAGTTGAGCACGAAGTCCGCGGACGGATCGACCACGAACTGCTCCATATCCCCTTCGGTCAGAGCAGGCAGCGAGGCGGGGTTAACCCTAAATTCATACGCCTGAACGGGAGTGGTCCCATCCTGCGTGACATCGCCCGAGTCGTCCCGGTTGCGCAGATTCTCAGTGGTAACAGCCG